ACTTGTTAGTGTTACTAATGGTGGTAGAGGATATAAGATTGGTGATGTAGTTGGTATTCCAACTGCTTCTATGAACGGTATTGGTACAGGAGCACAACTATCTGTTGTTGCAATTGGATTTACTAATACACTATTCTTGGATAATGTTCAAGGAGACTTTGTTGCTGCTGGTTCCAGCATGACTTATGTTACCAATACTGGTATCAGGTCTGAAATTAATGGTTCAGGTTCTAATGTAACCATTCTTTCTGGACAAGCAATTGCAGATCCTTATTATGATGGTAAATCTATTAAGGTTCGTCATAGAAATCATGCTATGCATGAATCTAACAACCTTGTTAAGATTGAGGGTATTGTAAGTGATATTGCTCCATCTTCTCTAACTGCTGCTTATGGTAGAGATAATACAGGTGATTTGATAGTTAATTCGGGTACTGGATTTACTTCCTTTGAGGGTGTGGGTGTTGGTACAACTAACCCTGGATATCTTAAGATTGGAAATGAGATTATTAAGTACACATCAGTTAGTACTAATACTCTTACTGGTATAACTAGGGCACAAGATTCAAGTCTTGCATTTACTCATCCAGTAAACCAGTTGGTTTATAAGTATGAATTCAATGGAGTCTCATTGAGAAGAATCAATAAGACACATAATATGTCTGAGGTTGCTAATCAAGGGGTTCATCCAATTACGATGGATACTTATTATGTGGCTATTGATACTGATGGAACAGCATCTGATGGTGTTGGGGTTGGTGTGAGTAGAACTGCGAGTGCCAATGGATTCCCAAGTCTATACTTTAAGGATGTTAAGAGTGGTGGAGAATCAAGGGTTACTGCATCTCAAAATATTCAGTTTGAGGCATTAACACCTAATATACAAACATTACTTCCTAAAGGTACTAACATTAATTCTAGAGTTAGAACTGTTAGTGCTAGAAGTGTAAGTGGTATTGAAACATCTTTTGAAGATAAAGGATTTGAATCTATTGTTCTCAATGAGACTAATTTCTACAATAATCCACGTATGATTGCTTCTAAGGTTAATGAGGATAGTAAACTAACTTCATTACCTGGATCTAAATCATTGAATATACAATGTGATTTCAATAGTAACGATTCTAATATATCACCTGTGATTGATATAGATAGAGTTAGTGCAATTCTTACAACTAATAGAGTTGATGATACGGTTGGTATTTTCGCAACGGATCCTAAAGTTAAGATTCCTGGTGAAGATCCTACTTCAGCAACTTACGTTACTAAGAATGTAGGACTCACAGTTCCTGCTACAGGAATTAGGGTTATGTTCTCTGCTAATAGAGCAAGTACTGCTGATATTAGAGTTGCATATGCTCTCTTTAGAAAGGATGATGCTGAGAATGAAATACGTTATCAGTTATTCCCAGGATATGATAATCGTGATGAAAATGGTGCAATTATTGATCCAAAGAACAACTCTGGACTCTCTGATACATTTGTTGCTCCTACATTTGAAAGAGATAATTTCCGTGAGTATGAGTTCACCATTGATTCTCTCAAAGAATTTGATGGATTTAAGATTAAAGTTATGATGACTGCAACCAATCAGGCCCATCCACCAAGGATTTCTGAATTCAGAGCAATTGCATTATCATGATACCTGTAAAAGACAATCACGCCCTTTACAGGGATCCTAATTCAAACGCAATTGTTTCTACTGATTTGAGTGAACATCAAAAGTATATTGATGCAAGGAAACGTAAAAAGTCTGAAAGGGCTGAATTAGATGAACTTAAAGGTGAACTCAAAGAGATTAAGGAAATGTTAAGGAGTATCGTAAATGGCAACTAGAACCTTTACATTTGATTCAACATCTGACTATCCATCAGTATCTGATCTGGTAGTTAACGTTGGTGCATCATTTACTTGTACGTTTACAGTTAATGATACGTCTGGTACTGCAATAGATTTTACTAACTATACTGCAGAATCTTCTCAGATGGCAAAGTATGTTGGTGCTGGTGTAACTGCAACATTCTCAGTTGGGTTTTCCAGTGCTTATGATGGCAAAATGTTTATTGGGTTAACCACAACTCAGACATCAGAATTGAAAGAAGGAAGACATGTATATGATGTTAATGTGAAGACAGGAGATACCGTTTATCGGATAGTTGAGGGGCAAATAATGGTTAGGGGTGGTATATCATCTACTCTTTGATAAATACTTAGAAAACTGGGAATATGTCGAAGCCGGCTTCTAGAACTGAATTAATCGATTACGCTAAGAGGCAACTTGGTGCTCCCGTTCTCGAAATAAACGTTGCTGATGAACAAATCAGTGACTGCTTGGATGATGCATTCCAATTTTGGAATGAGAGACACTATGATGGTGCAGTTAAGTTACCATTAAAGTATCAAATTACTGCTGATGATATCAATAGAGGAACTGGATCAGTAGGAATTGTAACAACTACTGTTACACAACCAGCAAGTACAGGTATAGGAACTACTTCTGGTGCAGATGCAACTTTTTCTTTTGAAGAGAATAGTAATTATATTAAGATGCCTGAGAGTATAATAGGTGTCAATAAGATTTACAGGTTTGATGGTTCTAATACCATGACCAATAATATGTTTAGTGTGAAATATCAGTTATTCCTGAATGACGTTTATTACTTTGATTCGCTTGAACTTTTAACATATGCGATGACAAAGACGAAGTTGGAAGATATTGATTTCTTATTAAATACAGAGAAACAGATTAGATATAATATTAGACAGGATAGATTATATCTTGATATTGATTTTAATAGTCTTTCAATTAATGATTATCTCATTATTGATTGTTGGAGAGTTCTTGATCCATCAGATTCAACTAAGGTTTATAATGATAGATTCTTAAAGAGATACTTTACTGCTCTTTTAAAGAGACAGTGGGGTATGAATTTGATTAAATTTACAGGAGTTAAACTTCCTGGTGGCATTGAATTAAATGGCCGTCAAATATATGATGATGCTCAATTAGAATTAGATAAGATTCAGGAGAGAATGACTTGGGATTATGAAGAATTACCACTTGACATGATAGGATAATGGCATTAAATCCATTTTTCACACAAGGAACCAAAAACGAACAGAATTTGGTTCAGGACATAATCAATGAACAGTTGAAAACTTATGGTGTTGAGTGTTATTACATTCCTCGTAAGTACTTGACAACTAATACTGTCATTAAGGAAGTAGTACAGTCTAAGTTTGATGATGCTTATCCATTAGAAGCATACGTTAACAACTATGACACATACCAAGGGAATGGGACAATCCTATCAAAGTTTGGTATTGAAGTGCAAAATGATATTAATCTTACTATATCTAAAGATAGATTCGAGAACTATATCACCCCTCTTATCAGAAATGAAACGGGAATTAAATTATCCACCCGTCCGAAAGAAGGAGACTTGATATGGTTCCCTCTTGATGATAGACTATATGAAATCAAATTTGTTGAACATGCAAAACCTTTTTATCAATTAAAAGAACTTTATGTCTACGAATTACAATGTGAAGTCTTCCGTTATGAAGACGAAACGGTTGATACTGGAATTGGTACTATTGATGACGAAACAGAAGAAATTGGATATTCCCAAACTCTCACACTTACTGGTGTCGGAACAACAGCTACTGCTGTCACCACATTTAGAAACGGCGGTATTCAGTTCATTGACCTCCTTAATTCTGGAAGTGGATACAGAGCTACCCCTACAGTTGCCATTTCTTCTGCTCCAGCTGGCGGCATTACAGCTACTGCTGTAGCAATAACAACCAGTAAACTTGGACTTACTACCTCATTTGCTGTAGAAAGTATACGCATTACTGATCCTGGTGCTGGATATCTATCTCCACCATCAGTTTCTTTCCAAGGTGGAGGTGGTACAGGTATTGCCGTAACAGTTGGTATTGCAACTACAGGTACTGTCGGAGTGGTTACGATTACAGACGGTGGTGCTGGTTACTATGGAACTAACCCTACAATCACCTTTACTGCACCTGTAACAGGCACAACTGCACTTGGAGAGGTAGTTGCTGTTGGAGGTACTATACAGTCTGCTAGACTGTCCAATGCTGGTGCAGGGTATACTTCAGTACCTACTATCACAATTAGTAATCCTGGATTACTTGGTTCTGGTGATTACTACTTTAATGAAGAAGTTACAGGTGGAACCACAGGAACTAAAGCAAGAGTTAAGACTTGGGATGCAACAACTAAAACCCTTGTGGTTGGTATTGCAACAGGAACATTCCTCGAAGGAGAGTCTATTACTGGTGACGAATCCTCAGCAGTTTATACTCTTGCAGTGGATACTACTGATGATATAGTTTCAACATATGCTGAAAATCAGGTGATACAATCATCTGGTGATGATATATTAGACTGGACTAGAGGTAATCCATTCGGAGATGCTTAATGACATCACATAGACTTCCATATGATTCTTGGTTTGATGATGAAAAACCCAATCCATTAGATAGTATGCCCATTGCTACTGATGAACCTATTGATACATCACCATCAGAAATTCAACCACCTGGGGTAGATGAAGAAGATATACATCAAAAAATGTATGAAATTGCTACAGCAAAGTATAATCCTTTTGCTGTAGGTGGTTCGGAAACTATCCACGATTTTGGTGGTGGTTCTGAACTTGTTAAATAGTAAGTAGTTGAGTTATCATCTGTGTTTGAATATTTCTATCATGAGATTCTGAGAAAAACCGTAATTGGTTTTGGAACCCTCTTCAATGACATAACTATAAAGCATGTTGACAGCAATGCTAAGGCTGTTAGTGTCATGAAGGTGCCGCTTGCATATGGTCCTATCCAAAAGTTTTTGGCAAGGATAGAGCAAGCACCAGATTTGAAGAATGCACAGACTTTAACACTTCCTAGATTATCATTTGAGTTTACTGGTATGAGTTATGATCCTACAAGGAAAGTAACGCAGACTCAAACTTTCTTAACTGCCCCTACGTCTGATAAGACTAAAGCAAAGAAAGTCTATATGCCAGTTCCATATAATATGACATTTGAACTCAATCTCATTGCAAAATTAAATGACGACGCATTGCAGATTGTTGAACAAATATTACCATATTTCCAACCTTCCTATAACCTAACGATTAATCTATTATCTACTATTGGCGAAAAAAGAGATGTCCCAATAGTTTTGGATAATGTAACCTTCACTGATGATTATGAAGGAGATTTCTCAGAAAGGAGAGCATTAATTTATACACTTACATTTACCGCAAAGACTTATCTATTCGGACCAATTCCTTCTGCATCTGGTGGACTTATTAAGAAAGCAACCATCGATTACAGTACAAGGAAAGGTAAGGACTTCAGAAGAGAAGTTCGTTACAGTGTCACACCTAAGGCAGTTAAAGATTATACTAATGATGGCACTACATATTTGGCAGAAAATCTTGATGATAAAGAAACCCTTGTTACTGTAGGTTCTGCTTCTGCTCTAAGTGTGAATGCCCACATTTATGTTGGCACTGAGAACATGAAGATTAAAGAGATTGATGGCAACAATCTTGTTGTTCTACGTGGACAAGAAGGAACCAGTGCTGCTGAACATGTTGATGGTGCTACAGTAGATCTTATTACTACTGCTGATGATGCACTTATTGATATAGGTGATGATTTCGGATTTAATGAAACTACTTCATTCTATCAGGACTTTAAGCAGTATAGTCCATCTCAGAATAAGGATGTTTAATTATGGCAGACTTTACTGAATTGGAAGAAGCGTTTGATGTAGCAAGTGAAATTGTTGCAGACACTAAGAAGGTTGGTATTCAAAAACCTCCCGTAAATCGGGATAAAACGGATATCAGAAATGACTACGAATACACAAGAGGCAATTTATACTCTATCATTGAGAAAGGACAAGAAGCAATTAATGGAATTCTTGAACTTGCTCAAGAGAGCGAAATGCCCAGAGCATATGAAGTTGCTGGACAACTAGTTAAATCAGTCTCAGATGCTACCGACAAATTGATGGATCTGCAGAAGAAACTTAAAGATGTGGAAGAAGAAGTGCAGAAAGGGCCTTCTACAGTTAACAATTCACTCTTTGTTGGTTCTACTGCTGATTTGGCAAAGATGTTAAAAGAGGCCAGTAAGGCCCAAAATAAATAGAAATATGATAAACAAAACTCCTCTTGCTGATCTCCCGTCAATAGACGAGTTTATTGTCGAGCCTGAACCATTACCTTCAGTTGCAGAGTTTCTACCTGAGGAGGTAGAAGAGGAAGTTGTAGAAGAAATTCAGACTATTGAAGATGCTGATGGGAATCCATTTTTAGAAGTAGAAGATATAATAAAAGCACCTGAATGGGGTGAGTTGGTAAGAATGGTTAATGATGTCCGTAAGGATATTCCAGAGATACCAGAAGTTAAGGATTATGCACCAGAGTTAGAAGAGATATCTGCTAATATTCAGCAGATAAAAGATGAGATACCTGTAGTACCTGAAGTTAGGTATTATGAAGAAGAGTTGCAGGCATTAAGAGAATCAATTAATAAAGTTGAAGATTCTATCCCTACTTTACCTCTTTGGATTTCAAAAGTTACCGAAGTCCCTGATTTTGCTTGGGTTGGAAAAGGATTCAATGTTATTGATGAGGATTTTAGGGGAGTTAAGGATACCATTTCAACTTTAGCAACACGTATTGAGCATGAATTAGAACAGATAAAAGAAGAGAGTAATACTAAAGAGTTTGAAACTAAAACTGATTTTAAGACTATTCATGAAAGAGTTGATGTTGTAAGAAAGGATATTTTTAAAGAACTTAGAGAACAGTCTACTGTTATCTGGAATCTTCAAAAGAAACTTAAAGCAAATCAAAAAGAATTTGAAATCACTTTTAATGAAAAAGTAGGAGAAAAATTTGATGAATTTAGTTTAGTAACTAAAAAGACTGTAGATAATTTACAAGAATCTTTTGTAGAGTCTACCGACAATCTTGCTAAACATATGGATGGTGAGGTTAAGTCTCTTCAAGAAAGAATAAAGACTTTACCTAAACCAAAGTATTATGAAGAAGACTTAAAAAATATTAGGAAAGAACTTAAGAATCTAACTGAGTTAAAGGCTCTTGTATATGATATTCAGTTAAAGCAGAAAGATTTAGAACTTCAAGAAGGTATTCTGAATGAACCACCAGATACAGCAGAGAATATTGGTAGTGGTCAAGATCCATTAACACCAATGGATAAAAAGTTTGCTACTTTGCAAGATTTAGCAAGTCATTATAGAATTTTCATCAATAGAATTCAAACCCAACTGGCAACTATGGGTGGCGGTGGTGCTGGAGCCATAAAGGATTTAGATGATGTTGATTTTGATCAAACTACTGGTAATAATAAGTTACTGATATATGATAAACCAAATAATAAGTGGGTAGGTATTGCTAGTACTGCTCTTGCACCCGCTGCAGAGACTCTTGATGAGACTTTAAAGCAAGGTAATACCTCTACAATGGGGATGAATGTAAGTGGTATTACTTCTCTCAGTAATACTACTAATTCAACTGCATTTAATGATGGAGCATTAATTGTATCTGGTGGTGTTGGTATTGCTAAGAGTCTTACAGTTAAAGGTAATATATCTTGTGCTGGTACAGTTTTCTATGAGGATGTAACTAATATAGATTCTGTTGGTATTGTTACAGCAAATAATAATATAGAAGTTGTTGGCGTAGTTACTGCAGTTGCAGGTGCAGCAGTAACTTACTATGGTGATGGTTCTAATTTGACAGGTAAGGCATCAATAGGACTTGTATTGGCACTAGGATAACAGGTTAGAGACTAAATTTGCATATATATTAAGCCTTGCACTAAGTGAATGTCGGAAGAAGTAAAAGAAGAAATTGTTGAAGAAGAAACTAAAGAAGAAGAAAAAGGTGCTCTTGGTAAGCTGAAGGATGCAATACTACCAGATGCTGAAGAGCAAGCGGCGATCATCAGTACAGCCGTGAGAATGGGCGTGTTGGTCTGGTCCGGAGGAATATTGACCCTTAATTACGTGGCTATCCCAGGTGTCCCTCAGCAGAAAATAGATCCAACATTTATTGCTTCGGTATTTACGGGAGTTTTAGCTAGCTTCGGAATTCAGACTGCTTCTAAAAAAGGAGACGGCACTATGAAAATGAGTGGTAATGGTAATGGTGGAAACGGTGGTCCCCCTCCTGTTACTGCACAAGATCTTGAAGCAATCATGGCGAAAGCAAGTGCTGGTCCTGTTCAAACAATTAGAATTGAGCAAGCACCTCTCAAGATTACTACTGATTCTTCAAAAGAAGAAAAAAAATTCACTATGTGATATAATGATTATCCACAGAATTAGGTTATCTAAAATGCAAAAAATTATTAATGTCTTTGCTATTGCGTCTGCTACTGTATCTGTTGCCATTGTTGGCAGTGGCTTATTTGTATATGTCAACAGAGATT